TATATTGTCCGCAATAATCAAAGATTACATGCCAGAGGACTATGAATACGAAGTAGATGGCGAAGCTGCCATAAAAGGGGTGGACTTTGACGAAAGAATAGACGTAATTCCAGTATCTGACCCAAATGCTGCGACTATGGCGCAAAGAATCATGCAATATCAGGCTGCATTGCAACTTGCACAGTCTGCACCGCATATGTACGACATGCCCAAGCTACATAGACAGATGTTAGAGGTATTAGGCATACGTGATCCGCAAGATATCGTACCATTAGAGGATGATATCAAGCCAACAGACCCTGTTTCAGAGAATATGGACATATTGAATAGTAAACCTGTTAAAGCTTTCGAGTATCAGGACCATTCTGCACATATAACAGTTCATATGTCTATGATACAAGACCCCAAGATACAAGAACTTGCAGGACAAGCGCCTAATGCTGATGCAATACAAGCTGCATTAAGTAGTCACATAATTGAACATATAGGTTTTGAGTATAGAAGGCAAATCGAAGAAGAAATAGGAACTAAACTACCACCAGTAGGAGAACCATTGCCACCTGAAATTGAATCAAGGTTGTCTGCTCTAGTAGCAGCTGCTGCACAACAATTACTAGGTAAGAACATACAAGAAGCGCAGATGGAACAAGTACAAGAGCAGATGCAAGACCCTGTACTACAAATGCAACAACAAGAACTTGCTATTAAAGCACAACAAGCACAATCTAAAGTAGAAACAGATGAAGCACGTATAGCTGCTGACTTAGAAAAGGCTAGAATGAAAGATGAACTAGAGAGAATTAAGATAGAAGCTGATCTTGAAATGTCTGGTGCTAAAGTCGGAGCAGATATAGCAAAAGTATCTGCACAAGAAAGAACTAAGGGTGCAGAGATAGGAAGAAAGATGGCAGAAACTGTAACTAAAGACAATGGAAGCTGATATAAAGTTTACAGAAAGCTTGACACAGAGTTTAAACGATGAGATAAATAGAATCACAGAAGTCCTAGTAGATGGTGAAGTTAAGGATTTATCAGAACTTTACCACCTTAAAGGCAAGATAGAAGGGTTACGTATTGCCCTTCGTGAGATAACTGATAAATATAATATGGTTATCGAAAGTGATTAATACGCACCTTTCATAATGAAAGGAAAGGAGAACGTCAGACTCCTTATATATTTGACGCAACATAAGGTAACTTATGACAGTAGAAGCAGTAAAGGGTAAAGAGACCGAAACAGAAGAAGCTTCTGTAGCAACTCAACTACCTGAACCTCAAGGATATAAAATATTAATAGCACTACCTGAAGCAGAAGAAACTACAGAGGGTGGTATTATTATTGCAGATCAAACTAGACGTATAGAAGAAACAGCCTCAATAGTAGGCTTTGTTTTAAAACTAGGACCAGATTGTTATAAAGATGAAAAGCGTTTTCCCAATGGACCATATTGCGAAGAAGGTGATTTCATTATTATGAGATCATATAGTGGCACTAGAATGAAGATACACGGAAAAGAGTTCAGACTTATCAATGATGATACTGTTGAAGCAGTTGTAAGAGACCCAACAGGAATAGTAAAAGCATGACAGAAGAAGCACAAACTATAGAAATCGAACAGGAATTGCCAGTAGCAAACGCTATTGAAGTTCCTATACCAGATGTTGAAATTGACGTTATAGATGATAGACCGATTGAGGATCAGAAACCATCTAAGGCAAATTCAGATTCTGACGTTGATGAAGAAATAGCTGGTATTAGTGACAGAACTAAGAAACGTATAGATAAACTTAAATATGATTATCACGAAGAACGCAGAGCAAAAGAAGCTGCTTCTAAAGTAAGGGATGAATCTATAAATTTATCTAAACATTTGCATGATGAAAATCAGAAACTTAAAGCTACTGTAGCTAAGAGTGAAGATGCTCTTATTAATAGTTTAAAAACCAAGACATCAACTGAAATAGAATCAGCAAAGTCTGAATATAAAACAGCATATGAGTCTGGTGATACAGATAAACTATTGAATGCCCAAGAAAAACTAAGTGCAGCATTAGCTGATAAATCATATGTAGAGAACTATGTTCCTACTATGCCACAGACTAATGGACAACAAGCACAACAGTATCAACAACCTCAACAACAATACCAACCACAACAACCTGTATATCAACAACCAGCACCTGACCAAGCTATTGATCCAGCTGCTGCTGAATACATAAGGAGTAATCCTTGGTTTGAACGTGCCGGTGATGAGGACATGACAGCTTTAGCATATGGCATGCATGCTAAGTTAGTAAGAGAAGGAATAGACCCTATAAGAGATTCTGATTCTTATTACAGCAGAGTTGATGCTGCTATGAAAGAAAGATTTCCAGAACGTTTTGAAGAAACTACTGCATCTTCACAACGACCCTCGACTGTGGTAGCACCAGCCAATAGGACTGGTACTAAACAGCGCAGAGTGCAGTTAACAAAGACTCAAGTTGACCTCGCCAGACGACTTGGACTTACACCAGAACAATACGCATCGCAATATGCGAAGGAGTTAAAAAATGGATAAGTTAGATAAAGATCAAGAGAATACTCAAGATCAAGAGCGCAACCCACGTGAGTTAGAATCGAGAGATACTGACGCACGAGAGAAACCTTGGACTCCCCCAAACTTGTTACCAGACCCTAACCCAGAAGATGGGTATGTTTTTCGTTGGATAAGAACAGCAGCAGCTGGTCAATCCGATAATATGAATGTATCTACTAAACTGAGAGAAGGTTGGGAGCCAGTTAAAGCAGAAGATCATCCCGAATTGCAAATGGTCAGAGACCAGAATTCGCAATTTGAAGGTGGTGTTGAGGTAGGAGGATTACTTTTATGTAAAGCACCTAGAGAAGAAATTGAAAAGAGAGCCCAGTATTATACTGCTATGGCTGCTCAACAAATGGAAGCTTTAGATGCTAACTATATGAGAGAAGAAAATCCTGCAATGCCAATGTTTAAGGAAAGGAAAACACAGGTTTCTTTTGGTAAAGGTGGTAAATAATTACCATCTTTGTTTTATTAATTTATTGTATTTAAAAGGTATATAAAATGAGTAGTTCAGCAACGCCTTACGGAGCAAGACCAGTTGGCAGTTTATCTGTTAATGGTTCTTTTTCTGGTAAGGTAAGACATTACAGTATAGCTTCAGGCTATGCTACTAGCATTTTCTATGGTGATTTTGTTAAGCTAGTTGCTGCTGGTGGTGTTGAAAAAGACACAGGCACAACTACATTAACACCTGTAGGAATATTCCTAGGTTGTTCTTATACTGATCCAAATACATCCCAGAAAACTTTTAGCCAAATGTGGACTGCAAGCGTAGTTGCATCAGATGCAAGCGCATATGTTATGGATGATCCAGACATTCTTTTTGAAATGCAGGCGGACGGATCGGGTGCGCAAACTGTAATCGGAAACAATGTTGCGGTTGTTCAAACAGCAGGTTCAACATCTATTGGTACAAGTAAAAATGCTATTGATATATCTACTGTAGCTGCTACAACAGCTACACTTCCTATTAGGATAGTAGATATCTCGTCTAAATCTGACAACACAGCCGGTGATTCATACACCGACTTAGTTGTTAAATTTAATGCGGGTCATATTATGAGCAATACAACTGGTATATAAAGGAGAATAAGAAATGGCAATTTCACGAGCGCAGTTACTTAAAGAACTCCTTCCGGGATTAAATGCCCTGTTTGGATTAGAATATGCTAAGTACGAGAATGAGCATGAGGAACTCTACGAAACTGAATCTTCAGATCGATCTTTCGAGGAAGAAGTTAAGTTAAGTGGATTTGGTCAAGCTTCTGTTAAAGATGAAGGTTCAGCTATCAATTACGATACTGCACAAGAATCCTTTAGCACTCGTTATAACCATGAAACTATTGGAATGGGCTTTGCCATAACAGAAGAAGCAATGGAGGATAACCTCTACGATTCGCTTTCTGCACGTTATACAAAAGCACTTGCAAGAAGCATGGCTTACACTAAGCAAGTAAAAGCAGCCAATCCTTTTAACCAAGGATTTTCTGGTGGTACGTTTAATTCTGGCGATGGAGTTGATTTGTTTTCTGAATCACACCCTCTAGTGTCAGGAGGAACGAACTCCAACACATTTGCAACACAAGCAGACCTTAATGAGACTTCATTAGAGAATGCTGTGATACAAATTGCTGGTTGGACTGATGAGCGTGGTTTGCTAATAGCAGCAAAACCTCGTAAGTTAGTTGTTCCACCAAATGGGATGTTTACTGCTTCACGTATCTTAGAATCTGATGGGAGACCAGCAACAGCTGATAACGATCTTAACGCAATTAAAGCCAATGGAACTATTCCAGAAGGCTATGTGGTAAATCACTTCCTTACAGACACCAACGGATGGTTCTTAATGACAGACGTGCCAAATGGCTTCAAGCACTTTGCACGTACTCCATTAGAAACCAGCATGGATGGTGACTTCGATACTGGAAACGTAAGGTACAAAGCAAGAGAAAGATACTCCTTTGGAGTTTCTGATCCGCTAGGTGCTTTTGGTTCTTCGGGATCAAGCTAGTAACTTGGGGGGAGTTGAAATGATATATACTCCCCTTTTTTTCTAGGGATTAATTTCTATCGACTGCCCTAGCAGACAAGCCAAGACGATAGAGTAATTAAGGAGACTTAATAATGGCAAACACAACGTTTAATGGACCGGTCAGGTCCGAGAATGGTTTTGAACAGATCAGTAAAAATTCAACTACTGGTGCTGTAACAACCAATTTAGATATAGATACAAGTGGTAATATAACTACAACAGGTTATGTTTCTGCTTACTCTAATATTAGTAGCATTACAACAGCAACTAAGAGCATAGAGTCAACTGATTCAGGAACTGTATATACTTTAAACAGAGCAGCCGGTATAGTAGTTACACTACCTACAGCAGCAGCTGGTTTAAATTATACTTTCATAGTTGGTACAACTTTCACAGGAGCAGGACAAATTAATACTGACAATACCAGTGATTTATTCTCTGGATTTGCTCAGATATTTGATCCAGCAACTGCGGGAGATACCAATACTTTTATTCCTGATGCAAGTAATGATGACACTATTGACTTAGGTACAGCAGCACAGGGTTGGTTAGTAGGTGGAGTAATTCGTTTAGTAGCTACATCAGCAGCAGTATGGCATTGTGAAGCTTACTTGCATGGCGATGGCACATTAGCAACTCCATTTGAGTAAGGAGTAAATAATGGCTGACGCAGTAACAAGTCAAACTATCTTAGACGATGGTGGTAAAAATCTTGTAATGAAATTTACCAACGTTAGTGATGGGACAGGCGAAAGCGCAGTAGCTAAAATTGACGTATCAGCATTAACTGCTAGTGCAATTACAGGTCAAGCCTGTAATAGAGTAGTGCTAAATAAAATATGGTTTAGTAATGTAGGTATGGGTTTCAGTTTATACTGGAATGCGAGTAGCAATATGTTTATATGTCAAGCACCGAAGGATTGGGCAGATACTTGGGACTTTACCCAAAGTAGTCAGAACCTACCCGGCATTTCTAATAATGCAGGTAGTGGTGTGAATGGAGACTTATTGCTAACTACAAATGACCATACTAGCGGTGATACGTATAGTGTAGTTGTTTGGGCAACTAAGGGCTACGCAAATCCTAGCTAATGACAGATTCAGTTTATACTGATAAAAGTCAACCTGTAGATGTTCGTCTAAGTGGACACGAAAGAGAATGCGCTTTACGTTATGAATACATAGAGCGCAGACTTGATGAAGGTAGTAAAAAATTTCTTAGGATAGAAAATATGCTATGGGGTCTATATGGTGTTGTCGCTGTAGCCGTAGCTTATATGAAAATAATGTAATGAGTGATAGAGAAAGATTTTCAGGAGACATGGATCGTAATGAGGTTGAGATCGATCTCAGTAAATTCATGGAACTGCTACAAGAACAATCAAGATTAAAAGATCGTATTAGAGAATTAGAAGATGAAGGAACTAAAAACCCTCATCAAAAATGGATATTCTTAGCGCAAGCCGTAGACTCATGGAGAATATTTCCAAGAGCATTTTTAACTGTGTATATCTTCTTACTTTACTATACTGTTATGTGGTTTATGGATTTACCTGAACCATCATTTGAACAATCAGGTTTAATTTCTATTGTAGTGGGTGCAGGAGCAGCATGGTTTGGATTATATGCAGGAACTACAGGCTCATCTAAAAGCTTTAAAGGGGAGAATGATAAAAAATAATGTATGAATATGCTTGTAAAGTTGAAAGAGTCGTTGATGGCGACACTATCGATGTTGTACTGGACCTTGGTTTTGATATTAGGTATAAGTCTCGTGTTCGTTTATATGGTATTGATACTCCCGAGTCACGTACTCGTGACCTTGATGAGAAGGCTAGAGGATTACTGGCTAAAGATTTCTTAAAGATGTCTATAGAAGGTGGAGATAAAGTAGTTATAAGAACAGAATTAAAAGACTCACGTGGTAAATTTGGTAGAGTATTAGGTAGTGTTATAGTAGATGATATAGATATTAATCAATATATGATAGAGAACCATCATGCTGTAAAATACTTTGGACAAAGTAAAGATGATCTCAAGAAAGAGCATTTAAAGAATAGAGAAATTTTAATTAATAGTGGTTTATTAGAAGTATAAAACAAAGTAATATGTTTAAACGATAGGAGAATAGAATGCCAAAAGTAGGTGATAAACATTTCTCATACGATGCTGCTGGTAAAAAAGCAGCAAAGAAAGAAGCCAAGAAAACCGGTAAGAAGGTTGAATATAATATGGGCGGTAAGGTGGAGACTTATCAGGATCAAGTCAAGCGTAAATGTTCTTAATTAACATATGGCTACAGCCACCACAAATACATTTGATTTAGATATATCAGAGGCAGCTGAAGAAGCGTTTGAACTTGCCGGTTTAGAAATGAGAACCGGATATGATCTACGTACAGCAAGACGTAGTATTAATCTAATGATGCTTGAATGGGCTAATAGAGGATTAAATCTATGGCAAGTTGAACAAGGTAGTACAACATTAACTTCAGGAACAGCAACGTATACTTTAGATGCAGACACTATTGATTTATTAGAACATCATTTAAGAACAGATGATGGTGATACGAGTTCACAAACTGATACTGCTTTGACTAGAGTATCCTTTTCACAATACTCAGATATACCTAATAAATTAGATCAAGGTAGACCTAACGAGATATTAATAAATAGAAATAGCGGAACAACTACATTTACAGTATATCCAGTACCAGATAATACAGAAACATATAAAGTAGTTTGGTATAGATTGAGACAGATATATGATGCAGGAACACCTTCTTCAAATACTATAGATATCCCTAAAGTATTCTTACCATGCTTAGTAGCAGGTCTAGCTTATTATATTGCCATGAAAAATCCTGAAGCAATACAAAGAGTTCCGTTCTTGAAACAACAATATGAAGAACAATGGAAGCTTGCATCAGAAGAAAACAGAGTAAAAGCTTCTGTAAGATTCGTTCCGGGAGGTTATTAATATGGCATATGCTAAAGGTAAATATGCTTACGGGATATGTGATAGAACAGGGTTTAGGTATCCTCTTAAAGATTTACGCAATCAGATTAAAGATCAGAAAAGAACGGGCTTGATGGTAGGAAAAGATGTACTAGATAAAGATCAACCACAGTTACAATTAGGAAGAACCAAAGTTAATGATCCACAGGCTTTAAGACATCCAAGACCACAAAATGATTTACAACAAAGCAGAGGTTTATTTGGTTGGAATCCTATTGGTGGTTGGAACTCTGCCTATGGTGATAGCAACCTAGATGCTTTAATATTAAAAGGAAAGATAGGTAACTTAAAAATAACAACAAGCTAATGTCATTTACATTTACAACGCTTAAATCAGCAATACAAGATTATACAGAAAATACAGAGACCACATTTGTTAATGATCTTGCTACTATAATAGTACAAGCTGAAAATAGAATTAATGGTGCAGTACAATTACCAGACTATAGAAGGAATAAGACCGCATCAACATCAGCAGATAATCCTTATTTAACAATACCAGATGATTTCTTATATCCTTATTCTTTAGCTGTTGTTAATTCTGATAGTGAATATAATTATTTACTTAATAAGGATGTAAATTTTATAAGAGAAGCATATCCTGTAAGCGGATCAAATAAAGGTTTGCCTAAATTTTATGCTCAGTTTGATGATGATTATTTTATATTAGGACCAACTCCTGATTCTAACTATACAGTTGAGTTGCACTATTTCTATTTACCAACATCAATAACAACATCTTCAGATGGAACAAGTTGGCTAGGAACTAACGCTCCAGATGTATTGTTATATGGTTGTTTATTAGAAGCATATACCTTTATGAAAGGAGAACCTGATATTATTGCTACATATGACACTAGATATAAAGAAGCATTACAACAGCTAGTAATAGAAAATGATGGAAGAAATAGAAAAGATGCTTATCGTAGAGGGCAATTTAAAATAGAAGGACAATAATGTTAACAGAAAGAATAGAACATTTAGAAGGTAAAAGTATAGCCATAGTTGCTATGGGTATTAGTCAAATAGATTATCATTTATCTGTAGTGCATAGCGATAAGTTTGACGAAGTTTGGGTAATTAATGCGATGATAGGCGTAGTTAAAAACGCAGATAGAGCATTTATATTAGACCCAATGACTCGTTTCTTTGATTCAAATGAAGCAGCAGACATGACAGAAATGATGAGAGAAGAATTACCTAAAATAGAATATCCAATATATTCATGTGAATTAGATTCAAGAGTACCTGCTGTGGAAGAATTTCCTATTGAAGCTTTAATAAAAGATACAGGGTGTGGTTACTTAAATAATACAGTTGCATATGCAATAGCTTTTGCTTACTGGAATAAAGTAGGATCAGTAAGTATGTTTGGTACAGATTTTACTTATAACCATAATGCACACTTTGCAGAAATGGGTAGAGCCTGTTGTGAATTTTGGTTAGGCAAATGTATGGAAAGTAATATACTTGTGCAAGTTGCAGTAAGATGTAACCTATTAGATTGCAATGTAGATGTTAAAGAAAAACTATATGGATATCATCGTTTAAACGATCCTATAGTATCTTATGTAAAAGATGATGAACTTAAAGTTTGTAGACATTCTGAAGTAATACAAGAAACAGTAATTCCACATGGGATAATTGGTAGAGAAAATCCTAAAGAATGGGTAATAGATGAACGTTTAAACGGAAATGGACCACCAGAACCAAATGTACCATAATGCAAACAGATAAATTTGAATTATCAATAGGTGATTTAGGAGTAACTACTACTCATAATAGGGGTCATTCTGTTGAAGAATTAGCTGAAATGGCTACAAATAAACTTATTTCTATAAGCGAAGATGCTGATCCTATGGTAAAAGCACAGGCTCATGCATTTAGAGATAGATGTAAATGGATCATTCAATTCTATGTAAATGAAGGAATAAAAAACCAC